ACTCATCAGTAAACCATCTGTCACCCTCATTGTCAACAAAGCTTGAGGTATCAAGTCCATCCTCAATAAAACCAAATGGTGCCATATCTTGTTCAATTTGATTTTTCTGGTCTTCATATAATCTTTTTCTTACATCTTGATCTGTCAGTTCTTTGAAGTAATCTTGTGCTACTAACCATGCATAGATTACAAGACACATAGCTAGGTCATCATTACAACCTTCTTCTGCCTCAAATGAATTATGTTTTGATACAAATGTTGTTAACTCAGATATGATTTCATAATCATTAAAGATAAGTTTTTCTTCTTCAATCAATGTCTTCAAGTTTAATGATCCAACCTTTTTGACAGTTTTGGACATCTTGACACCAAGTTGTGTCTTGCTACCAGAGAATCCTTGTCCAACAATTTGACCTGCTCTACCTCTCATAGAACACATGAGTATATTTTGATATTCAAGATCATACTGTAAGATACTTGCAACCTGATCACCAATATCATTTACTTCACACAGAATGAATGCCTCATTGTATTGCTTAGCAATTTGATATATAATATTTGGAAACAACATTGGTTTAATATCATTATTTCTATACTTTGCTACAACTCTGTGCGGAAACTGAGTGATATCAACAACTATAAATGCTGAGTAATCTTCTCCAACACCTCTTGCCACATCAACTGTCATAGCATAGTCACAACCATCTTTCACATTCTCATAGACATCAAGACCTGCATTAGATTTCTGAGGATTTTCATATACAAGAGTCTTAAGTTTACTTGGAGCAACAAGAGTATCAATAGATCCTAAAAACTCACACTCAAACTCAATCTTAAATTGTGCCTCTGATGTATTAGCAATAGTTTGTTTTTTCCACTTCTCATCTCTACCTGGCACCTCTGACCAGTGAACATCTGTTGGGATATACTCATTAGTGCCATTCTCAGAATCATACCACATTCTGTAGAAGTGGTTCATACCATGAGGCGTTGAGACTATGATAACTTTTGTATTTTTACCAGAAGTAATAGTAGGATAAACAGATGCAAAGAAAGAGTCAGCAATATGATTAGGTACAAAGGCAAACTCGTCAAGGAATAGGATATTAAAAGACATGCCTCGTACAGCACTAGCAGATGTGGAAGCTGCTAATATTTTACTGCCATTTTCCAATTCCAGAGAACCCTTATTCCATGATATGATACCCTGCTGCATCCACTTGGGTAGATTTTCATATGCAGTTTGTAATCTTCCTAGAAGTTCTCTAGCAGTTGCTGCTTTGTTAGCGAGTATGCCAATGTTAACAGAGTCGTTGAAGACAGCATAATGAAGCAGATAAGACACAACTGTAGTACTTTTGCCAGTCTGTCTGGGCATTTTACAGATGTTAAATCTATTTTCATGGAAATTATTAATTAGTTTTTCTTGAAAATCATATGGTTTGAAGGGCACAAGACCTTCATCCAAACTTACAATTTTCACATAATTTTGTGAAAAATAGACTGGATCATTTTTACATTTTACATACTCTAATATCTGCTCTTGAGAAAATTCAATAGCAGTATTGGCTTTCTTTAGATTAGGATTACCAAGATATACATTATCAGACATAAACTAATCAGCAATTCCACTTTCTTAATGACTTATTGATTCTGCTATCTGGATCTCTTGCAGTCTTAGCAGATGTTAATCTTTTTTTCATACCTTTCATTCTAGCACAGAAAGATTTTCTTCTCTTGGCAGACTTAGAACCTTTCTTTAATTTAGATGGTTTTGTGGTGACTGCTGTCTGAAGTTTTGATCCAGGGTTTGCTCTTCTGTAGGAATCCACACCTTTTTGATTTAATCCACCTGAGGGATCCTTACCTGCTTTTCTCTGCCATGCAGGTGTGCCCTCCTCAAGCTTTCCCAGGCTGTCTTCCTCCACATCCTCACCCATACCAGCATTGACATATGAATCACCTGGTTGGAATGGTGTAAGATTGAAACTTCTTAGTGTTGATCCAGGGTAGAGTTTACGAATAGAATCCTCAACCTCCTCTCTTTTTGGTTTTCTAATTTCTGGGAAGAACAATTTGAGCATATACATCTTTGCTCTCCATGAGAATACCACACCATATACATTCCCAGTTTGAGCAGGTATTCTTACTGCCTCTTCAATGTTTCCTTCCAAACACTGACATGGATCACATCCACAGACTGGACATGTTTCCTCATTGACTACCTCTTCACTAACAGATTTCCATCCACCACCTCTCTTTTTATACCACTTGGCAGCCCAACCATTGGCATAAGCAGATGGATACACATCAAACTTAGATCTTGCTAGTGCCTTTGCTCTTGACCACAGTGAAGGGTTTGTGGGTTTGTTCTTCTCTTCTAGGTATTGTAATTCTTTTTCACCATCAATCTGCTCAAGAATCTTTCTTGAGATTGGTGAGAGATGATCATAGTTTGTTGATTCAGATCTATCTCCTGAGGGATGCTTTTTATAGTCATCTTTTTTAGCAAATGTTTTAACCATGGTAGGTTTGGCTCCTCCAGACTTTGATTGTTGACCTGAATCCTGTTCTCTTTTTCTTCTGACTGCTGCAGCAATTTTTGCTTTTCCCTTTGAACCTTGTGCTTTAAGACTTGCTAATCTCTGAGATGAGAAGCACTTAGGTGTTTTTGTTTCACCTTTTTCATTAGCACAAGGAGACCCATCTGATTGAACCCAACCAGGTTTACCACCTTTTGATTTGGATTTACCAAACCAATCTCTTAGATCTTCATCAATGTGAGACTCATTCATTTTTTTAGTTTTCTCCTTCATTGAATTGATGAACTTTCTGTAAACTGCTGCTTCTGAAGTTTTACCCATTTCTCTTGCTCTTTGCTCCATGGCAACTGCTGCCTGAATTTTATGAGCATGAGATCTTGATGAATTACGAATTTTACTTACAGATGATTTTGCAGTAGCAACATCTTTAAATCCAAGACCATGAATGGTGCCTTTTGGATTCTCATCAGTGTAAAGATCAGAGTGTTTTTTGGAATTTGCAGGTTGACCTGGTTTTCTTGGAACACGAGGGTTTGATGCCTCACTCATTCCACCACCATTACCTCCCCCATTTCCATTACCACCACCATTGCCATTTGACTGACCATTTCCATTACCATTTTTACCATTACCATTACCATTTTTCTTGCCATTCTCACTGCTTTCATTATCATCTTTGGCAAGATATCCACCACGTCCAATGTGATATCCCATTGGCATCTTTTTACACTTCTTATCAGTGTAACAATAATAGTAACCTGGTTTACACTTCATTTTGATCTTTTTTTCTTACCAGCACAATGTGCTTTTTGAGAAAATCCCTTAGGATTAGAGCAGTCAATACTCTTTTTATATTTATTACTCCACTCTTCTTTAAACTCCATGTAATACTTTTTCACAGTATCATATGAAGTTTGCTCCATCTTATTCACAAACTCTTTTGATGCTGCCACCATAGAATCAATAGATGGACCATCACCCATGTTATTACCAAGAGTAACCTTCATGACAGGATAGATGTTTGAAAATCTATATTTGTTTTCACCAGTTTCTGCAGCAGTCTGATAATCTTGAGATAAAAGATCTTCATCACCTTTAAACAATTTTTTATCAAATCCAGCAACAGGACCTGATGGATTTGAATCATTTGTAAATCCATCAGTTCCAACACTATTTGTAGCAGTGGCAGTTGCTGTTTCTGATATAAACTGCTTAAAGGAACGCATATCAGAAGACTCCCATTCCCAGTCCCAGTGTGACACCTGGCAGGCTTGTCCATGCAGTTCCATTATAGAACTCCATTTTCTGAGTGGTAGTATTATAAATCATGGCACCTTCATTGAAAGATGCAGCATCTCTTGCTGTTGTTGTATACTGAGGCATGTATAATGCTGTGCTGACTGTAGCAACACCAATTGTTGCTCCACCTGAAATCACAACATCCTTAAACCCTGATGTACCAAGAGTGCTAATACCAGCAATTGATGCATCTATACCAGTCAAACTTGAACCATCACCTGAGAATGAAGATGCAGTTACTACACCAGTTACATTCACTCCACCAGTAGCACTGACATTTACAAAAGAACCAGATGTAAATGAAGGAGTATCAGATAGAGTTATAGTAGCAGTAGCACCAAGAGCAACTGCTGTAGCAGTGATATTACTGCTTACAAAATTAAGTTGTGATATACTATTTGCAGTTCCAATTACACTGCCTTCCTCTCTGACAGTAATACCATCAATTGAACCAGCACCAGCTGAGTCTACAGAACCCCATGACCATCCACCAGATCCATCTGCAATAGGAACAAAGTTTGCTGAGCCAAAATCAGTGGCATCAGGTGATAAACCATCAACATCTAGTCTGTAGAATGTTGATACACCAGTGTTTTGATGAATACCACTAGATGTGATTGTGACTGATGTGCCAACTAGTGTCTTAGCAGAACCTGTGGTATCTTGATTTAGAGTTGGTACTCTGGATGCAGAGATGGTTCCTGAAGCAATGTTTGATGCATTAAGTGCTGTAAGATTTACACCAGATGCAGCAGGTAAAGTTGCTGGGAATCTTGCATCAGGGACTGTGCCAGATCCAAGATTTGTTGCATTCAAACTGGTAATATTTGAACCATTAATTGCTGCAGCAGTGCCTGTCAGATTAGCAGCAGGTATGCTTGTTAAGTTTGCTGCTGATGCTGAAGGTAAGGTAGCAGGGAATCTTGCGTCAGGAACTGTACCAGATCCAAGATTTGATGCGTTGAGACTGGTCAGATTAGCACCAGAGACAGCAGCAATTGTACCAGTGATTTGACCACCAGGTATACTAGTCAATGAGGCAGCAGAACCACTAAATGTAGTAGCAGTAACAACACCTGCAGCATTGATTTGTCTTACATCAAATCCAGCAGAATGTAAATTGTTTTGATTACCACCTACAAATATACCAGTGCTATGATTTATGGTAATACCTGTTCCAACATTTATAATGTTATTACTACCATCAAACTTAAGTGATGATGTACCAACAGTCAGGATTCCAGTGATTGTTGAGTTGCCATTAACAACTAATTTTGTGGCAGTGACTGATGATGCAGCAGAAACATTAGTTACAGAAATACTAGGTGTTCCTGTCAGACCTTCTGCAAGAGCTGCTGTTCCTGTTGTGTCTTGATTAAGAGTTGGTATTCTTGCAGCATCAAATGTTCCAGTTGTAATTTTACTTGCAGGAAGACTACCTACTCTTGCTGCAGCAACAGTTCCAGATGAAATATTTGAACCATTTAAAGTTGTTAAAGAAGCACCTGATCCACTGAATGTGGTTGCTGTAATAACACCAGTAACATTAGCACCACCCAATCCAGTAATTTGGAAAGGAGTATTAACAAGATTGGAGTTACTGTAAATTGCATTGCCCATGTATCCATGAGCAGAACACTGATAATGTAATACTAATGGAGTATCATCAGTTACAACTATTTCAGTGTATGCTCCTGAACTACCAGCAGTGCCATTAGTTGTGACATTAGTAGTATATGCTGTTCCCTTTGCAGCATCAAGATAAAATCTTAATGGGTGAGTGCTATTTGTAGAGTCTGATTGATTAAATCTATATGTTCTTCCGGGAGTGAGTGTTAAAAAGGGAGATACTACATCATTAAGAAGATATCCTAAACTACTTCCTGTTCCATTATATCTGTGAGTGCCAGTTTTTGCTTTTACTTTGACTATTATCTCTTCTACAGATCCAAATGGTGCTGTGAGTCTTGTAAAACCTGAAAGTTC